AATATTATACGGGTGGCCGCTTTTTGGAGCCGAAATTAAATTCAAATTTGAAATTCAAATTCAAAAGTGGGTAAGATATTTACGAATGTGCCATTAGGTGTCTAAGTATTTATAGGACCCCAGACACCAATATATATCACCCAGTTTGCGAGACACCAGTTGACCAAGTCAACATGCCTCCTCCAACAAAATTCAGAATAAATGCCAAAAATTATTTTCTCACTTATCCACAATGCTCACTCACAAAAGAAGAAACTCTTGCCAGACTTCTGGCAATTGTTACACCAACCAATAAAAAATTCATCAAGATTTGCAGAGAACTCCACGAAGATGGGAGCCCTCATCTCCACGTTCTTATGCAATTCGAGGGCAAATTCCAATGCAAGAATCAACGATTCTTCGATCTGGTATCCCCAACAAGATCAGCCCACTTCCATCCTAACATTCAAGGGGCAAAATCGAGTTCCGACGTCAAGTCCTATATGGATAAGGACGGGGACACACTGGAATGGGGAGAATTCCAGATCGACGGGAGATCTGCACGAGGAGGTCCACAGACAGCTAATGATGCTTACGCCCAGGCGCTTAACACTGGCAGTAAGCACGAAGCTCTTAAGGTCATTAAAGAATTAGCCCCTAAGGATTTTATTTTACAATTTCACAATTTAAATTCAAATTTAGATAGGATATTTGTACAAGAGGTGCCTATTTATAGGTCCCCATTTCTTTCATCTTCTTTTAATCAAGTTCCAGAAGAACTTGAACTCTGGGTTTCAGAAAATGTGATGAGTGCCGCTGCGCGGCCATTAAGACCTAAATCAATTGTTCTTGAGGGCGATAGTCGAACAGGGAAAACAATGTGGGCCAGATCACTTGGACCACATAATTATTTATGTGGTCACCTAGACTTGAGTCCCAAGGTTTACAGTAATGACGCATGGTATAACGTCATTGATGATGTCGACCCCCACTATTTAAAGCACTTTAAGGAATTCATGGGGGCCCAAAGAGACTGGCAAAGCAATACAAAATACGGAAAGCCAGTTCAAATTAAAGGTGGGATTCCCACTATCTTTCTCTGCAATCCAGGGCCCGGTGCCAGCTATATTCAATTTTTAAATGAAGAAAAGCAATCCGCACTAAAGACTTGGGCTTTGAAAAATGCAGAGTTCGTCACACTCACAGAGCCTCTCTATTCAAGTACCAATCAAGGTCCAACACAAGATTGCCAAGAAACGTAGTAGACGACGAAGGATAGATTTGGAGTGCGGCTGCTCATATTTCTTATCAATCAATTGCCACAACCATGGATTCACGCACCGGGGAAATCATCACTGCAACTCAAGCGGAGAGTGGCGTTTTTATCTGGGAGGTTCCAAATCCCCTATATTTCAAAATCATCAGCCACCTCGACAGGCCAATGTTCCGACCACACGACATCATCACCATCCAGATACAATTCAACCACAACCTACGGAGAGCACTGGGACTTCACAAATGCTTCCTATCCTTTCGGATCTACACACGTTTGAATCCACCGACTGGGAGATTTTTAAGAGTCTTTAAAAATGAATGTATGAAGTACTTAGATAGTTTAGGGGTTATTTCAATTAACAATGTAATTAGGACTGTAAGACATGTTTTGTATGATGTAATAGCTGGTACTTTGGATGTAATCGACCACCATTCGGTGAATTTCAAATATTATTAATTTGTTACCGAATCATAAAAATAGATTCGTATTTTTAACGTAGCATACACAGGATTTGAGGCATGTGTACATGCCATATACAACAACAATGCATTCTCTGTATGATTCTCGTACTTAGCAGCCTCCTGATGATTATACACAACATAATTATTAACTCTAATGAATCTCCTGACTAATGTCTGTTCTCTACTGGCATACTGACCACCTGTCACAGTTGCATAGAACTTCCTGATCACTTGAAATCTATCTCTGAGATCATTCTTCACAGTAGCAGTACTTGGCTCGTTGTCATAAGTATTAAATACTTGGCCAAATTCTTGAGGGGTACCATACGGCCTTCGATCACGTACAACAAAAAACATTACACTATTCGTGTGATTCTTGACCTTGATGTTTTCATCCATCCAGACCTTGCCCAAAACATATACGGACTTAATACAAAAACGTTTACCAACGCGATGAGTAATACCATTCCCACGTGTAACATCAGATATACATATGACCTTCCCTACATGGGCCACATCATGGCGTTGCTCAAATGACTGGACTTTACATGGGCCTTCACATCCACGAGGCACATCAAGGCCTCTATATAATTTAAATATCCTGGGCTTCCTGTACATGGGCCGATTGGCCCATAACTGTTTTCGTGTGCCTCGGGCAGTGAGGACAGGCACACGGTTCTGATACGGGCTGTCGAAGTTCAGCCTCCGTCGAACCTTGGAGGCGGGTGTGGAAATGATTATATCTCCGGCTCGCTTCGCCATAATTTTTGGCACGGACAACAAGTATCAGATCACGGATTAGATCGTATCCGAGTGTATCAGGGGAATACGTACTTTCAACGTATTTCAGGTATTTGACAGCTAGCATACACCTAAGACCATGTACGGTCTCAGGAAAATCATTCACCAATGGATCCCACATGTCTGACAATCCAGTATGACTGGTCAACATTTATAGGCCACCTTTTGACTAACAAGCTCAGAGGAGCTATGCGGATTGGTTGTTTTAATAGGTGGGACCCACTTTAAAGAGACCCCGCGGCCACCCGGT